CATCACCTTTAGCCATAACTTGACGAATGTAATCGGCCGAAACTCCATTTGGCATATTCAATTCTTTTGCAACACGGCCACCAGGAGCTAATTGTGGAAATTTTAAATAAAGATAATCAACTCCTCTTGTTTCTAGTGATACACCCCATTTTTTTGCACCATCTTCCGGTTTGAAAGGATCCAATCCAGATTCTTTTGCTGAAGTCGAAATAATTGCACCAATAGCAGATTTACTAGTAATTCCCAAGGCACCCAAAGCAACAGCCACTTTAAGGGCTTTACCTGATAAAGCAGCTTTACTCACAGCGGCAGCTGTAGGTGGCGGTTTTACTTGAGCTGGCTTTGGTGCTGCAGGTGCAGCTTCCGCTTTTGGTGGTGGTTTGACCTCTGGCGGTTTAACCTGTTCCGCTTTTGGTGGTGGTTTGACCTCTGGCGGTTTAACCTGTTCGGCAGTTTTCTTGGCTCTATCATCAGCTTCCCGTTTAGCTTTATCTTCAGCAGCCCTTTTGGCTTTATCTTCAGCAGCCTTTTTAGCTCTATCATCAGCTTCCCGTTTAGCCTTATCTTCAGCAGCCTTTTTAGCTCTATCTTCGGATTCTTTTTTAGCTTTATCTTCAGCAGCTTTCTTGGCTTTATCTTCAGCAGCCTTTTTAGCAGTATCTTCTGCTGGCTTCTTAGCTGGTTCTGCTGGCTTCTTAGCCGGCTCAGGTGGCTTCTTAGCCGGCTCAGGTGGCTTCTTAGCCGGCTCAGGTGGTTTCTTAGCCGTTTCTGCTGGCTTTTTGGCCGGCGCAGTTGGCTTAGCTGGTTCAGTTGGTTTAGCTGCCTCTTTTTCTTCCGCCTTCTTCTCACGGCGAATGACTCTCTTAGGCTTTGGTCTTCTACGAACCGTTAATGCCTTCAACAATTCTTGGTGGCGTTGTTCTTCTTTTCCTGTATCAGTTTTTTTATATTTTTCTTCTATTACTCTTTGAGCCAATTCATCTTTGCGATTATCAACCATCAATTGGTAGATTTGACCAAGAACTCCATCCATTTCGCCACTATCCGCAAGAGCCTTAGGTGTGGCCTTGGTGGAATTCAGCAATGAAGCTGAAGTTTGTTTTGATTTTTCGGACAATTTACTCATCGATTGTTGATGAGTAACATCCTTACTGGTGTCTCTTGCCATTTATCTCTTTTGTCGTTCTCTTATTTTTTGATTTTCTTCCTCAATATACTGAATCAACATAGAGACATAGATATCTCTTTCCCATGGCAACATAGCTTCTAACTCCGTCAAACTGTATTTGTGATGCTGCATCAAAGAGAAATTAGTTTTGTAATAATTCCTCAAGTTATCGTGACGCAGCGTCAACCGAAAAAATTTTCGAGACCTTCTACGTCAATTTTATGATAAAAACCACATTTACTACAAGTCATCTCAACCGTTTCTTTTAACTTTGGTAAGTTATTAAAGAAGTGTTCAACCTTTTCAAATTGAGCCTGATTCAGACCTTCAACAAACTCCAACATTTCACCAGGTTCGGCCTCATGTGCATAATAGAATTGATCGCCGTCATAAATGTGTTCGATACTTTCTGAAATCAAGTTGAAAGTCACCTCAGTAATATCTTCCATGTTGAGAGAATCTTTGATGATACCAAACTCAGGGTACTTCATCTTAATCATAATCTTGTCAGTCAATTGAATTTCTGGACTAACTTCTTCCTCACGATATGGTTGAATGTTCTGTAGGTTAACACTTGCTTCCATAATGTTACCACAAACCTTTTCTTCAACCTCATTATTACAACGGTATCTTGTCTCTACAATTTCACCGACAGATTTGCTTCTGAGATTGATGAAGTAATATTCAACATCAATGATAGGCAATTTGTCGATATTGATACCTTCAGTCAAAGTACAATTGTTCAGTATGTCACGGACATTCTGTTGAATCGTTGAGGACTCATTTGACTCCAGAGCCATCAATAGATTCTTTTGTTCTTTAACTAGAAACGGTCTATATTTAATTATTTTCTTAGATATAGGTAATTCAATTTCATATGTTGGCACATCAAGTTTAGGTAAAGCCATAATTTCTCCAATTTAATTATACAAATCCATTAATATTATCAGCACTTTTGCCAATCGAATCAATTCCAGAACCAATGGCACCAGTGGCACTATCGGTGATTGCACCAATAGCACCTTTTGCAGTACCACCAAGCCCACCGTACTTGTCGATAACATTTCCGACTGCCGAATCCAACAGTTCCATCGCAAGGCCTTGGAGAGAATTGTTCTTCCAGTAAGTGTATGCAAATGTCACTGATAGTTTGTGGTAACCATCATTAGACCAATCTAGGTCCATTTGGTTTATTGCAATTGGAAATGCCTCATACAAGTTGCAAGAGTATGATGGTTGATTCGTAACATCATATTGTGTTATTGTCAAATCTGTACAATAATCACTTTTATATCTAAAGTTGTTGTTGTACAACGGATTGATAAAGTTCAACCACGCATCAAAGAATACTTTTTGTGACATATCATCATCAACAATAAATGTCAAATCAATGTCACTGTATGTGTTTTGATATGGAAACTTCTCAATCGGACCATATGTCTTTTGTTCGATTGTTGCAAGTGTTCTACCTGGTAGATTTGCGTTCTCACATCTATATTTCAGGTTTCTATTGGTCTTTACATAAGCCAACAGTGTAAAAGGAATAGGAACATCGACCTCAAAACGATTCGGTCTAGCCAAATCGCCGGTGAAAGATGATTTAAAACCGCTAATTGAAACTGGCATCTTAGTTCCTTATTTCTTCTACTGAGTCTTTCCAGACTTCTTTTGGTTGCGCCTTCTTGAATTGGTGTACAGGCAAATACATTGCAATGTCCCATTCGTTAGGTTCGACAGCCAATATTCTAGATTTAATGTGATTGTACAAATAATGTTTGATACAAGGTCTAAACTCTTTTAACTTAGATGATGCATCCAACATTGGATATGTGATACGAATTCTCTTAATCTCATCTTCATCATTGTAAATTGCAAAATTCAACAACTTCTTCATAAAAATTAATCTATAACGAAGTGGCAAATAATGTATGTTTAACCCAAGAAAACCATCAGATTGTCGTTTTAAAGGCAAAACCAATGGAAATCTATCATAATAAGGCAAATCGCTTTTGCCTTTAGGATCATATACGAAGTAGTATAGCCCACCCATCAAAAACTTTTGTCTATCGGATGGTTTGGTCCAGCGAGACTTCTCCCTTGTTATTGGAATGGCTAATCGACCAGGGTTTCTTAAATCTGCAATTCGTTTTAATAACCATGTCATAGATTCTCGGCTCATCGTTTGATAGTTAGCCGAAACCTTTTCTTCTGACAGTGTAGTGAGTATGGATTTTGTTATCATCGGATATTTAGTTATAGTCCGAGATCGTGTTCCGTTATAAGTTTGAATTCCCAACCACGGTCTAAACAATATTCTGTTGCCGCCTTGAACTTGGCCTGATTGACACCCCAAGTTACAACCTCCCGTATGTATTGTTTAGTAACACGTTTCTTCTTTTCAGGTTCCATTGTTTGATATTTCGGTTTGACTTCAAGTATCATGGTTTTAAGTTTACCATCTCTATCACAAACTTTAACGACAAAATCAGGAAAATAACGGTGCATACGATTATCCACAGGAGATTTGTATGGAATTATGAGTTCCTCTGAAGCCCAAGACACAATATTTGGATTTTTGTCGAGCCAATTCATCACTCGGCATTCCCATGATGAGCGATAAATGATATTTTTGTAATCCCCTGCGTATTTTTGAGGATTTGAGGGTTGGAATCTTCCAGAATATGCCATAAATACTATATATCAATCTTTTTAGAAAAGACCATGGCAATAATTTCAATCCCAACATCAATCGGTGGCGTGTCAATTCCTGGAGCTGCACTTAAAGGTCCTTTGGGTAAATTGTTTGGTAACAATAATCAAATAGAAGTTTTATCTTATCCGAGAGATTTGCAGTCTGCAACAAGAAACCATGTGGTACAATTCACAATTAATGAAGTACAGCCCACCGGTTATCAACAAGGTAAATCATATACATTGAGTGATGCTTGGAATGGTGTAAAGAATAGTACAGAAGAATTAACCAGTGCGGTTACAAAAGGATTTGCCGGTGACGGTATAGTAAACAAAGGAATCGGTTCGATTTCAGCTTTTTCAAGTCAAGCACAAATAACATTTAAACAAAAAAAATCAAAGATTAAAGCTGCAATAAACTTATACATGCCAGATACATTGGAATTTACCAACGCAGCAGGATACAACCAAACAAGTCTACTTGAAATTGCAGAATCGATTTTAACAAGAATTCCTGGTGTAAAAGAAGTGGCAACACCAGCATTTTCAGCAGTTCAATCAAATGCTGCTAAATTAGCTCTATCATCACAAGGCCTTGCACTCAACCCACAACAACAATTGTTGTTTGATGGTATAGATTTCAGGTCATTTCAAATGTCTTTTACTTTTACACCATTTTCAAAAGATGAGGCAACCGCAGTAAAGAATATTGTCAAGATGGTTAAGACACATGCTGCACCAAGAATTGTTTCAGGTTCTGCTGGCATGCTTTTTGTACCACCTTCTACATTTAATTTGAAATTTATGTCTAACGGTAAAGAAAATGAAAACATTGGTAAAGTGTCAGAATGTGTTATTGAAACTATTGATGTGAATTATGCACCAAACGGATGGTCTGCACATACAGATGGTGCACCAATTCAAACTACAATGTCTATTAGTTTTAAAGAAATAGAATTGATAGACAGAGAAAAAATAGAAAAGGATGGTTATTGAAATGCAATATTTTGATACACTCCCAAAAATAATTCACACAAATAATAATGGTATTTCCACCATTATGACGAATCTTATGGCCAGAGTCAGTATTCTACCAGAGATTTTAAAGAATCCAATGGTATATTACAAATATGATATACAAGATGGTGATACACCAGAAATTGTTGCATACAAATACTATGATGATCCATATCGTTATTGGATAGTATTGTTTGCAAACAAGATGTTGGATCCACAATGGGACTGGCCACTCAATTCAATACAGTTTAATGAGTATGTAAATGACAAGTATGGTAACACATTGAATAATTTACATCATTATGAAAAGGTGATTACCAAAACTACCCGTGGCACTGATGATGACCAAACAGTCACAGAAAGTTTTATCATTTCAACTGAAGAATTTCTTGGTGTTGGTTTAGTTAAAACAATTGAACTTAATGAACGCCGATTGGCAAATGGACTTTCTACAACAGCCAATACAAAAAGTTATTTGGATATAACAATACAATCAACACCTATAACCAATTATGAATATGAAATGAATTTAAATGAATCAAAAAGAAACATTAACATATTGAATTCAAAATATGTTGACCAATTGGAAACTGAATTTCAAGATTTGATGAGTTAATATGGCCACAAATAATCCCACTCCAGTTGAAGCTTCTGGTGCTTATTCACCACAAGACTATTCTTTAAAGACACTTAATTTTTTAACATCGAATGGTAAAAGAATAGAACTTAAAAAAATAATGATGGAGTTTTCATATTATGAAGATATCTACACATTTGCAGCATCTGGTTATGTGACTGTAGTTGATGGACAAGGTTTCATTGAACTTCTACAGTTAACTGGCAACGAATATCTTGAAGTAAATTTTGGTAAAGTGAAAAATGGTCCTAATGCTAACGACCAAATTTTTAGGGTGTATAAGATTGGTGATAGAAAACCAGGTGGAAATCATAACACTGAGGTCTACACACTACATTTCTGTTCTGAAGAATTGATGCTTTCAGAGCAGACAAAGATAAGTAAGTCATATTCTGGCCAAAAGGTTTCTGAAATTGTTAAAGATGTATTAACAGAAAAACTTAAAGTCAAACCAAAAAACATCAATGTAATTGAAGAAACAACTGGTGTTTATGATTTTATTGTGCCAAAATTAAAACCATTTGAAACTATCAGTTGGGTATCAACATATGCAAGACCAAAAAAACAAAACAGCACCGCTGACATGTTGTTCTTTGAAACAAAAGAAGGTTTCAACTTTAGGTCTCTACAATCCATGTACAAAGACAAAGTTTATGCAACATACAAGTATGAGCCAATGAACTTAGATAATAAGAAACAAGATTTCCAAGAAAAAGCATACAATGTGATTGAGTATGAATTCTCCAAAACATATGATGCATTACAAGAAATTACATCTGGTTCGTTTGCAAATAGGTTGATTTCTATTGACCCATTAACTCGGTCATTCAACGTGACAGATTTTGATTATAACAAGATGAAAGACACAATGGAAAAGTTGAATCCTGGTGGTATTTTGAATGAATTGAAAAATAGATTTGATAAAGCATTGAATCAATCACCAGAAGGTGTGTTAAAAGTTGCAACAGGCAATTCAAACCATGGAAATGTACCTTACATCAAAGAAAAAGAAGGTGGATTTGCAAAAGACATTTTCATTGAAACAATCTTACCACTTAGAACCGCTGCAATTTCACTTGCAAACTTTACGGCACTAAAAATGGCCGTGCCTGGTGATCCAGGTCTGACAGCAGGTAAGGTAGTTGAATTCAATCTTTTCACACTAAAACCAACAAACAATACAAAAGAACTGGACAAAGCTTATTCAGGTAAGTACCTTGTCACTGCGGTTCGACACATTATCAAACAAACTGCATATCAGACAATTTTAGAAATGGCCAAAGAAAGCTTACCAAAAGCACAAGAAGGTGCAAATAATTCAGACAAGAATGTTAGACAGGCGATTACAGCATGATGAACAATTTTATTGGTAAAGACGGCTTTCATTGGTGGTTAGGTGTTGTTGAAGATAGAACCGACCCACTAGGATTAGGCCGGGTGCGTGTCCGTATGTTCGGTCACCACACAGACAACCTTGAAGAATTGCCTACGGATGGTCTATCTTGGGCGTTACCTTGTCTGCCACCAAATGTGTCAATGACTGATGGTGCACCACTATTGGGTGACTATGCATTTGGTTTCTTCACTGATGGTGAATCCAGTCAAGCACCCATCATCATTGGTATATTTCCAGGTATACCAAAAAATGGACCAAATACATCCAAAGGTTTTTCAGAAGGAACATTCTATCCATTAGGTGAACCTACCAGTAGCAGATTGCACAGAAATGAAAAAATTGAAGGAACTGCAATAGGCTATCATGATAATAACCTAGATACCAGTGTGCCTACGGCTAGCGGTGGTACTTGGAGTGAACCAAAATCAAAATATGATGCAAAAATCCCATACAATCGGGTGACACAGACTGAAGCAGGACATGTATTTGAGTTGGATGATACACCTGGTGCTGAGAGGATACACCTCCACCATAAGGCCAATACATTCTTTGAGATTGCACCTGATGGGTCAAAGGTTACCAAAGTATCTGGAAAGAACTATGAGGTTTATCTTTCCGACAATAATATTCATGTAAAAGGTGTTTGTAATATTACAGTCGATGGCAATGCAAACTTATATGTCAAAGGAAGTGTACAAGAAAAGGTTGCTGGTAACTATTCTTTGAATGTGACTGGAGATATAGTTATGAATGGTAAAACCATCAATTTGAATCGTGGTACGATGGGTGCTGCAAGAATTGGAGATACGGCTGATACTGGTGATGACGGAACCGGAAGTGCAAATGATGATAATCTTGCTGGCACCAATGTTATCGAAACTGGTTCAGGTACAGTATTCATTGGAGATTAAAATTTCGAATTTTCTTATTCCGGCCCAAGAATTTTCACCGGCACATCTCAGATTCCAAAAAACACATTTACTTTTAGCTCATAAATAAAAGATGACAACTTTAACCAAAATATACTCAGACATAGACTTTACTTTCACCAAGAAGCCGGTGACTGGTGATGTTGCTTTAAGTTTTGATAATAAGGCTGTAATACGTTCAATCCGAAACCTGTTGTCAACAAGGAAGTATGAACGACCATTTGATCCCGATTTAGGGTCAAATATTGATGCACTTTTGTTTGAAAATTTTTCACCTCTTGTTGCGAGCTTAATTGAAAGAGAAGTTATTGATACTATAAACAACTATGAACCAAGAGCATTGGTGGATAGTGTTAGAGTTTCTGCAAATCCAGATTCCAATCAATATGATGTTACAATAACATTTTACATAGAAAATGCAACATTACCGACAACAGTAACACTCCTTTTAGAGAGAAATAGATAAGATGGCTGCAAATACTGGTTTAAACATAACAGAACTAGATTTTAATCAAATAAAAACTAGCCTGAAGAACTATCTTCAGTCACAAGACACTTTAAAAGATTATAATTATGATGGTTCTGCACTTTCAACGTTGTTGGACATTCTAGCATACAATACACAATACAATGCTTATTACTTGAACATGGTGGCCAATGAAACATTCTTGGACACCGCTTTACAAAGAGCATCTGTTGTTTCACATGCAAAAACATTGGATTATGTACCAAAATCTTCTATTGCACCAACAGCCACAATCAATTTGAAGGTCAATCAAGTTACTGATGCATCATTAACATTACCTAAATTCACATCGTTTTTGTCAGAATCAATTGATGGTATCAGTTACATGTTTGTTACAACTGAAAATACCACAGTTACGGTATTAAATAATACTGCAAACTTTGATGGTATAACACTGAAACAAGGTACACCAGTATCTTTGTCTTTTACTTATAATAGTGCAACAAATTCAAAATCTTTATTTGAAATACCTGAAATAAATGTGGACACAACCACGTTAACAGTTTCGGTGCGTGAGTCATCGTCAAATAATTACTATGACATATACACACATGCACAAAATTATTTGGCAATTTCAGGTTCTTCTTTAGTTTATTTCTTACAAGAGAATGTCAAAGGTTTCTATGAAGTTAGTTTTGGTAATGGTGTACTAGGTAAAAAATTAACCAACGGTAATATTGTCACACTATCATATGTTGTAACAAATGGCTCGGCCTCTACCGCTGCAAACAATTTTGTGTTGATGGATTCAATTTCGGGATATTCAAACACAAGAATTTTTCCACTAACCTCTGCAACTCAAGGTGGCGATAAAGAATCTATAGAATCAATTAAATTTCAAGCACCTAAGTCCTATTCTGCACAAGGTCGTGCAGTCACTAAAGAAGATTACATTACAGCAATTCAACAGAATAATCTTGGTTACTCTTTTGATTCGGTGAATGTTTGGGGTGGCCAAGAGAATGATCCACCAGTGTATGGCCAAGTGTTCATTGCAATGAAACCATCTGGTGCATACATGCTAACTGAAAATCAAAAATCAAAATTGATTAAAGATATTTTGAAACCCATATCAGTATTGACTGTAGAACCTACGATTGTTGATCCAGATTACACATATATTCAAATTACTGCAAATGTTTTGTATGATCCTAAGAAAACAAGATTAACTGCAAGTGAAATAAAAACAAATGTCAAAACTGCAATTAACAATTATGCAAGAACAACACTGAATAGTTTCAATTCGACATTTAGATCATCTGAATTTAATAATCAAATCAATTCAGTCGATTCTTCTATCATCACAAACGAAATATCAATACAATTACAGAAGAAATTTTACCCAAACCTATCAACACCAACAACATACAAATTGTATTACGGTGCGCCATTAAAACGTGGTTTGTTTTTGAGTGGCATCACCAGTACACCTTCTATTGTGTATAGAAACCCATTAAATTTGGCATTATCAGTTGATGGGCTTTATATTGAAGAAGTTCCATCATCAACAGGTGGTGCAGAATCTATTACAGTAACAAATCCTGGTTTTAGTTATCAAGGTCAACCAACAGTCACCATATTAGGTGATGGAACCGGTGCAACAGCCGAAGCTGTTATGTCAAATAACGGCACAATAAAACAAATTAATGTTTTGACAAAAGGAACAGGATACACATCGGCTATACTTAAAATTACTCCGGCCGCAGGAGATACTACAGGTTCATCAGGCGGAGGTATAATTACACTTGAAGGTCGTTACGGTATACTAAGATTATACTACAATGATACAACAAATGTCAAGACTGTGTTCAAAGGTAATATTGGTACTGTTGATTACAATTTAGGTGTAGTCACACTAGATGCATTTTCACCATTGAATGTAAATAATGATTTAGGTCTATTAACTGTAACTACAAACCCAACAACAACAATTATTTCTTCCACATATAATAGAGTTATTACTGTAGATGAATTTGATCCACAGTCTATTGTTGTTAATGTTACTGCCAAATCAACATGATAGATAACAGCCAAAAAACCTCAAATCTGGTTTTATCTCAGTTACCTGAGTATGTTCGGGATAATCCTGAATATGCCAACTTCAATCTATTCCTAAAGGCTTACTATGAATGGATGGAAACAACTGGTAAAGTGACAGATAGGTCTAAAAACCTATTGAATTATAAAGATGTTGATGCAACAACGGAAGAATTCATAGATTACTTCAATAACGAATTCTTACCTTTCTTTCCTAGAGAATCTTTGATAAGCCAAGAACAGGCTGTAAAAGTTGCAAGACAGTTGTACCAAAGTAAAGGTACACCAGGATCATATGAATTTCTTTTCAGAGTTTTATATAACACAGATGTGGAAATATTCAACACTAAAGATTCGGTGTTCAAGGCATCCGCTGGAACATGGTATATTGCAAAAAGTTTAAAACTATTGTCGGCCAATCCATATTTCTTACAAACAAAAAACTATAGAATTTTTGGCGAAGTTTCAAAATCTATTGCAACAATTGAAGCTGCTGTATTAGTTGGAAACAAAACAGAAATATTCATATCAAATATACAAAGATTATTCAATTCTGGTGAAACTGTTAGAATTGTAGATTCAAATAATCAAGATGTTTTATTTGGTGGTAATGTTCTTCGAGCAAAAATTGTTGGTCAAATTAGCCAAATAAAAGTTAATCCAACAAGCCGTGGTTTGACATATCAACCTGGTGATCCTGTTGTTGTTTATGGTGGGTTAAACGCAAACGTTGCAAATCCAATTGGTGCAACTGCAATAATTGGTGAGATTACAAAAGGTTCCATTCAACGTATTAATGTGGTAGAAGGTGGTTATGGTTATTCCATGAAACCAAATACTACCATTATAATTGAAGATTCGGCTATAAGTGGCGCAAGAGCAAATGTTGGTTCAGTTTCACCTTTTCTACCACCAGCTTTTATAATTGTTAATGGTGGTTCTGGTTATAGAATTAATGATACTATTGTGTATGATGAATCAACTTTTGCGTTCGTTTCGTCAGTTAATGCACAAGGTACCATAACAAATATTAAATATAGTGCGTCAGTTAACGCACAAGCTATTGTTGGAATAACAGCACAAGTATTTTCCTCAAATTCACAAGCTACCGGCGCAATTGTAAAAACCGCCACCGCAGTCGGCAAGGCAAGATCAAACGTAGCTTTCATACCAATGGATGTTATTGGTTTTAAAAGGAATATTCAATTAAGTAATGCAAACTTTTTCTTTGCAAATATAGCAACATCGACAAAAGATACCACTCTTGCAAATTCATTTACTTTTGGATCTTTATCAACATTTCCTATTTCTTCCGTAATTGTTGATAATGGTGGTGGTGGAATAACTAAGATTCCTGAAATATCTGCACTATCAACATATGTAACAGAAGATTCTTTTGATGAATTTTCTGTCAATTCTTCATTAGAAAGTTTGGGTATATTAGGACCAATTCAAATCACAAATGGTGGTGCGGGATATGTAGTCAATGACAAGATTATTTTTACCGGTGGTAGTGGCAATGGACCATATGCAAATGTGGCCAGTGTTGATGCAAGTGGAGCTATTACATCGGTGGATTATTTTATTGATCCAGAGTATCGCACATATCCAAAGTGGCCATTAGGTGGAATGGGTTACAAAAATCAATTTTTACCCTCATTATCTATAGTTTCTTCAAATGCACAAGCAACCGGTGCATCATTATATGTTCCAGGTATTCTTGGAACAGGCGCAATTTTTTCACCGGTTGTAGATAGAGCAGGTTCGGTAACAACAATTACAATTCAAAATTATGGTGAAGATTATGAATTTAAACCTAATGTATCCATAAGAATACAAGACATTGCGGTATCTAATGTTGCAATTGAAAATTTACCAGCAAAAGATGAAATAATATATCAGGGTCCAACAATCAATCTTGCATCATATGTTGCAAGGGTTAACTCAGTTTCTTTGTTATCTCCTGATGCAAACACACAATTGTCATTGTATAATCTGAGAGTTTACAATTATGATTCTCAACCAAATCCAAGTCTACCTTTAAAAATTGACGGTAGATTTATTAATTTGAAAATGGCCAATTCGGCTTTCCCACAATTTGTACAGACATACAATTATTTTGATTCGTTGGGTAATCAAACCGTATATACAAGAGCTTATGATAAGACTGGTGTGATTTCTTTTGGAGATGGAACCGCAAAAGCAAATGCAACATTCTTAAATGGTCTTGTGATTGGTGAAGGGCAATATTTGACTTCACAGGGCCAACCAAGTTCATACGATATATTGCAAAGTACCAAGTACAACAATTTCACATATCAAATTACACTTGAAAAAGAAATTTCAAAGTATAGAGAAGTATTATTAAACCTATTACACCCAACCGGAACAAATGTAATTGGTCGTTATGCATTAAAATCAAATAACGAAGTTTTCCACCATGCACAACAAGGTTTTGAAAGTGGTCAAAAACTATCTTATTATTTGGGTGAACATACATCTGATGCACTTAATATTGTCACAAGTTTTACCAATAAGAGTAACAATGTAATCAAATTTAATAATAAACTTGGTGCAAATTTAGAAACAATTATATTTCCAAACGTAAGTACAATTGAAATTAAGAATGACCGTGGCGTAAACATCAAGTCTTTGGTTATTGGTGTGAATGATGCGGCCAATTCAATAACAATTGCAAGTAATGTTTGGTTAACATTTGGAAATGTGGCGTCTGTTACTGGTAACTCTGGCAGCAACACACTAAATATTACATCATTGACTGGTCAATTTGATTATGAAAATGGTGGTGTTTATAGTAACACAAGTTATCCATTAAAAGATATTGTGTATAGTGGCGATTCAATTCAAATGAACGCAAATGTTTACACAGTGAAAACCGTAAACTTTACACAAAACCAAATTGTTTTAACGACCAATTTATCTTCTAATGAAAATACATTACTATCAGTCAAAAGAAATTTCATTGCAAATAGTACACCAGTATCAAATCAAATTAAAATATTTGGTCCTATTGGTGTACAATATGTACCAGAAATTGCCACAGAAAATGATATCACATTAACAACAGAAGATGATAGAACAATCCTATTGGGGTAAACAATGTCAACAGTAAAAATTTCTCAATTACCAAATCTAACACGTTTAGATAGTAACACATCCAACACAATATTGGTTGGTATTGATACTTCAACGAATGTTACTAGTCGATTTACAGCTAGAACATTAACTGAAAGTCTTTATTCTAATACTGCATTGAATGTAGGTAATAACGCAATCATTCTTCCTAATGTTATTGCACAGTTTGTTGGTAACAGTTCAAACTATCTACAAACAAACTTGCAAAATAGGACAGCTGACGGATCAGCTGACCATGTTATTACTGCTGACACTGGTACTGATGATAAAAATTACATTGATTTGGGTTTGGCTGGATCAACAGACACAGATGCAACCTATACTTCCATATTACCACTAGATGGTTATTTGTATGTACAAGGTAACACTGCAACATCTATTGGTGGTAATTTAATTATAGGTACAACAACCGCAGGCAGAACAGTTAACATAATTGCAGGTGGACCAGGTTCCAGCAGCCTTCAAGTAAAGATTTCAACAGATGGTGTGAATTTGGTCGCAAAACCATTGAAGTTTGCAGATGGAACATCACAAAACACATCTGCAACTGCATCGGCCGCTTCAGGTGAATCGTTTGCCAACGGTGCATTTGCAAGAGCCAACGCTTCATATGGTGTTGCAAATTCTGGTTCATCATTTGCTAATGGTGCTTTTACGACAGCCAATTCTGCGGCCATATTTGCTAATGCTGCATTTGATCAAGCCAATTCTGGTGCATCTTTCGCTAACGGAGCTTTTGTAATTGCAAATTCAGCAGCATCATTTGCTAATGGTGCATTTAGTCAAGCAAACTCTGGTGCATCTTTTGCAAATAGTGCATTCTTGGTATCCAATTCAGCCGCATCTTTTGCTAACGGAGCATTCTTGGTTGCCAATTCAGCCGCATCTTTTGTTAATGCAGCATTTACTACTGCTAATGCAGCATTTACTACTGCTAATGGTGCATTTAGTCAAGCAAACTCTGGTGCATCTTTTGCTAATGGATCATTCTTGGTTGCCAATTCTGCGGCCATATTTGCTAATGCTGCATTCCTACAATCTAACACGGCCGC